GCACCAAAAGCCATACCTAAAGCCGCACCTAAAGCCACGCCAAAAGCCGCACCAAAAGCCGCACCAAAAGCCGCACCAAAAGCCGCGCCAAAAGCCGCACCAAAAGCCGCGCCAAAAGCCGCACCAAAAATAAGAAAAAAAATGAATGGTGGGGGATCAGCGGAGTTTTTTGAGTAATTTTAATATTCCATTGTTTTTTTATTAATAAATATTATGGATTCGCTTATTAACTTTTTATAATTTTTCTCATTATTTATATTATTAATAATATACCATGCTCGTTTATGAGAATTAGCATTAGTTTCATATGGTTCTTTTTCTATATTGTATATAATACCATTTTTTATCAAAATTATATTATCTCCATTCATCATTTATTAATTTAATAAGTGCGAGATTTTATATCATTTTTTAATAATTTTATAAATAAAATGGACGATGAAACAATAAAAGAGTTTCAAGAACTTTTTGATTTTGATATTGCTAAAAAAGAGGTAATATTGAAAAAAATTATTACAAATGATATAATTACCGGTAAAAAAATAGATATTTCTTCAGATGTTTATAAAGATACAAATATAAATAATTGGGGGGCTGATATTCCAACTTTAGAAGGAAGTAAATTATTAATTAAAAAATTAATTGAAAACCCTATAAATGATAAGATATTACTACTTAAAAGACAAAGGGCTTTTATTGATTATGATATAGATATCAATATTTTAAAAGAATATGAAAATGATATATTATGGATATACAAGATATCAGATGAAATCAAAGAGAATTCTTCCATTGAAATATTATTTCCATCATCATTTATATTATGTTATATAAATTATTTTGAGCAACTATTAGATTCTTATCATCTATATAAAATATTTTTCATACCAATGACATCAATATTATACCCTATATCTACATTTTGTGCTCCTTACTTTTATTTAAAAAATTATATGAAAATGGATATCAGTATTTCAAGTTATATCAGTACTATGTATTCAGTTATTAAATTATTGCTACAAACAACGGGTAATATAAAACAAGATATATTCAAATATATAGGGTTCTTTATATATGTCGGAATTTATTTATATAATATGTATCAAACATTTGAAGTAGCTTCATTCTTATACAAAACAAAAATGCAACTTCATGAAAAAATGGAAGGGTTAGTGTATTTTGTAAAACATTCTATAAATATTATTAAAAATATTGATAAAAATATATTAGACCCTTTTTTTATTATTGATAAAAACTTTGATGATCTTGAAATTAATAATAGTATGACAGATATATATAGAATATGGAAGAGTGAAAGTATTAAAAATAAAATTTCTTCACTATTAAAAACAATATATGGTGTTGATGTTGTGTATTCAATAAATAACCTGTTATTATCTGGAAAGTGGTCTATGCCTGAATATAATAATGTAGAAACAAAACTTTGGGATGCTAAAAACCCATTATTAAATATGTACCAAGTTTCGAACCCTGTTAATTTATATAAAAATATTATAGTAACTGGACCGAATGCTGGAGGAAAAACAACATATGTTAAAACAATTTTATCAAATATAATATTGGGGCAATCAATTGGTATAACATATAGCTTAAAATCAAAATTAATATTATATGATACTATTAATTCTTTTATGAGAGTTTCTGATGAATTAGGTAATAGGTCGTATTTTGAAGCCGAGGCTGAATATTGTCTAAATATGATTAAAAAAGCTAAGGAAATAAATAGTATGGGTAAAAAGGGGCTTTTCTTAATGGACGAACCCATGCATTCAACGCCTCCAACAGAAGGTATGGCAACTGCTTATTCGGTAATAGAGTATCTTAGTAAAATCGAAGGCATATCTTTAATAATAACTACACATTTTCATAAATTAATTGAATTAGAAGAAAAATATCCTAATAAATTTATAAATCTTTCTGTGGACGCAATATTAGATCCAGAAAGTAATAAGTATATATTTCCGTATAAAATTAAATACGGGCATTCATATTTATGTATTGCTATAGAATTGCTTGATATTAAGGATTTTCCTAAAGAAATTATTAATAATGCGATTAAAATTAAAAACAAAATATATTATGATTTTAATAAATAATGTATAGTTTTTTATTTAATCAAACATATTTAACAATATTTGTCATTGCTATTTTAGTATTTTTATTAATGTTTTTATGGAGAAAATTAACAATCCTCGAGGGTAATTATTATTTATTAGAAAAAAGGGTAAATATTATGAAAAAAGAAGAGCGTAATGAACAATTATCAAAAAATATTGAGAAGGCGGATATTATAATGAATGAGGTTTTTAAAAATTCTCAATATGGTGGAGATATTAAGCAAAAATGTACCCCCGAAGATATAACAAATGTTAATATTAGTTGTGAAAATATAAATAAATATTATGACAAAGCAGATGTTGATATATCAATAATTGATGTTTTCGAATGTAAAAAAGGTGGTGCTAAAAATGTTAAAGCTAAAAAACAATGTAATCTAAAGGATGATGTAGTAAAAGAATCTACACTAAATATTTTACCAGAAGTTATTGAAGTTAATGATATAGGCGTTTCATATAATTCAACAAATATCACATTTAATAACACTTGTGATACCAGTGACACCTGTGATACTAGTGATATTAGTGATACAAGCAAAGGAAACGAAGCCACAGAAGCCACCGAAGCCACAGAAGCCAAATACGAAAATACTATGAATGATGTAAATGAACTCGAAAAACATATAGATAATATGACAAATGATGATAATGTTGAATATATAAATACTGATAATATTATTGAAACAGAGTCTATTACATCCGATATTACTTTTAATAATGAAGATGATAAGACTTTAAGCCGTAAATTAAAATCTATGAATTTAGAGAAGCTTAGAGACGAATGTAGAATTAATTCTTTAAGTACGGATGGCACAAAATCTATGTTAATTGCGAGATTAATAGATAATATTAAAAAGCAAAAATAAAAAATATTGTATTTGAATAGATAAATATAATAATAAAAGGGATGAGTTTCAATTCTTCAACGGAAAAAAAACCACATTGCCCTATAAAAATGTCAGATGGACGTTCCTTTACTGATTATAGACCAAGATGTATGGTAAATTCAGAACTAATGACCGATTTAGATAATAATAATATTATTAAAAGTAGCTATGAAAGCAGAGTATTTTTACAAGAGAATGCTGAAAAATTAATGGAACGCAATAGAATAGTTATGACAAATAATTTACAACCTTGCGCTCCTTGTAATAGACCTTTCAATGATCCAGGCACTATGTACCCCGAGAGATATATTGTGAAATGTACCCCGACAAGTTGTGAAAAAATAGAAGTTAATAAGTTTGGATTAGGTACAAGCACAAGAGTAAATATGTAATTTATTTTTATTAAATCATAATAAAATAATTCTATATGTAAAATATAGAGATATAATAATGAATTTTAATGATGAACATATTTATTTAAATGTTAATTTTAATAAAGATTATTCAAAAGTAAAATTAGTAGGAAATGTCAAGAACCCTAATTTATATAAAAATATATTAATTATGGCACCAAACCCTATAGACAGAATGTCAAATTATTCAGGATCAGGATTACCATTTCCAAATAATCAAATTGCTTTTGAAAATACACCTAATAAGCAAGATATTACTGGCTCAGGAATTATTAATACCGAATTTACATATCCGAATAGTTTTTATATGCCCGATGGTATAAACAAAATAGTATCCTCTATATTTATACAATTAACTTATAATGATGGCGAAGTTAAACATTTTTACTATAAACTACACGATATAAATGCTTTAAGAACTCTTGTTAATAGAGAAAGTAGAAAAAATCCAGAATTTTATGGCGCAAAAGATTATATATTACCCATTGCGACATCAGAAAATGTAATGAGAGCTTACGCGAAAGCAAAAATAGAAAATGATATAGGATAGAAATTATTTACTATAATTATCGACAGCAAGTTTAGTCAATGAACCCATAGTATAACTTATTGCGGATAATATTATTATAATAACAAGATTGTCAAATTTAGTAGTTTTAAAAACATCACATTTCTCAATCATATATAGATATATTTCAAATATAGCAATTTTAACTAACATTCCTATTAATACATTAAAACCGAATAAATAACCAATAATATAATTAATTATTATATGTGATATTAAATAAAATTTACTTTCCATAATATTGTTATTATGATTTGGATAAAATAGAAAATCGTATTCGTGTAATTTAAAAACACATCTCAATATTGTAAACGCTAACGTACTTAATAATATAGCAGTTAAATACATATAAAAATATATTGAATCCATTTCTTTTTCTATATATAGAGCATTTTATATTTATTTTTAATTATGCTATTATTTAATATATTATTTATATTTTTATTTAAATTTTTATTAGAATAATAAAATAACATTCCTTGTGTTAGTATGTTTTTTGAAAAAGTTTTATAATATTCTTTCATATCATTATATTTAATATTATTATATAGTTCCAAATAGTCCTTATTATATAACAATGGTTTATTGAATAATAACGATTTTTTATAATCTTCGTCTAAAGAGTTTATTTTTATAAATTTTTTCGTTTCAAAGTATAAATTAATATTTTTAATAGCATTAGCATATTCTTGATAAGTTATATCATACTCATTTATAATATTTAATATATTTAATATTAATTCAGGCACTTTATTTTTATCACATTCTGTATATATGTTATATGAAGATGATTTATTGTTTATAATATCAATATCGGTTTCTAAACCTATATTATATATTAATCCCATCTTAGTTCTTAATATTTTATAAAAAACGCCGGTATTAAAATTAAACATAATATTTGATATTATATTTAACATTAGATGTTCTTTTGACATATATTCGATGTTTTTACATACCATTAATTTTATAAGAACATTATTATTATTTTTGTTATTAATATATATTACTTTAAACCTCTTATTTTTATTAGCAAATATAGGATATATATTTTTACAATTTTTCTTTTTAATTACACTAAAATACTTTTTAACTAATTCTGCTGTTTGCTTGACTTTGCTATTATTACATGATATAGTTATTAGTAAGTTATTGGTACAAAGCTTTTCTTTTATAAATCTTTTAATATCATTCATGGTAAATTTTCTAACATTTTTAATATTATTTTTATGATTCATATAGTATTTATATCGCGGGTATAGGTACTTAAATATTTTGAATTCAAATGGGTAACTATAATTATTTAAAAAATTATTAAGTTCTTGTACGACTGCTAACTTTTCTTTTTTCGCAATTTTATCATCAATATAAAAATTATTCAAAGAATTAGATATAATATCTAAAAAAAAATCTATATCACTATATAAACCATTTATAAATATTGTAGTCTCATATTTATTTATATACGCGTTTGTGTAAGCACCTCTTCTTGCTAATTCATTATAAATATAATTATTATTCTTATATTTTTCAGAAGTTAATCTACCCAATAAATGCTCGTAATAATGAGATATCTCGCCATTCTTTTTATTTTCGTGATTAAATCCTAAAAAAAACGATGCAGATACGTGCGTCAATTTTGTTTTATTTTTCAAAGGGATTATTATTGCTTTAATACCATTATTTAATTTAATTCTTTTAACATTAGCATCCATTATAATTAATGTTCTAATAAAAAGAGTACATAATTTATATTTTTAAAGAAAAATGATAAAAATGTTAAAAAAGATTTTTAAAAACGATTATGTACTCTTTTTGATTAATTCAAAAAACTCAATTTAATAAATCATATTCAATAATATTCATTATAAGATGTAAATGTAAATATAAATTTTCTATAGCGTATTTATCAACGTAATCTAAATATAATAATACTAGCATGAAAATCTCAAATATCTTATTTATATATTTATAATTATCAATTTGATATACAAAAGTTATTATATTGATAATATTTGTTATCAATATTTTCTGTATAGTTATATTTTGATAATATAAATAATATAATTGTATTAAATAAGTAAAATAGAAAAATCTATAACCCTCGTGAGAGATAAATTATCGCAGTTATTTTTAATACTATTTATCCATCTAAAATAATGTATATACGATGTACCTAATAAAAATACACTATAATTAGTATAACAAGATATAATATATAATAATGTTACAAAAGATATATTATTATATCCTATATAATATTCAATATTATGATATGTTAATGTGGAATATATCATTATATATGATATATATTTTTTGTATAGTTTATTAGGTGTCAAAGTAAATAAGAAGAGATTTCTAAAACATTTATCGTAATATATTGATATTTTACCTAATATTTTGCCAAAATAATAAGCCCATTTAGGATAAACACAATAATGAACCTTCAATATAATCCTAAAATTGTCACACGACACATCTTTATTTATTTTTACGAGATCATTTGATGTATCATTTGATGTATCATTTGATGTATCATACGTATTATCATATATATAATGGCATTCGCGGTGAAAATCAAAAGCAACTACGTCACCTTTCTTAACAATATTTAATTGAGGAATCATATTAAAACTCGTGATTACTTTTGAATTATTATCTAATCCAATTATTAACCTATAACAAGATGCGAATGGAAATAAATAAAATGGTCCATCTATATGTTTTGTATAAAAAATATTATCTGATGTAATATTATTGAGAATTATGGGTGGTGGTGTTACATATATTTCGTTCATATCATTAAGTAAATCAATATAATAATTGTCGCCTAGATTTTTTTTAAACATATCAATAATATTTTGACTATTAGCCAAATCATAGAAAATTTTTGAATATGTATTAGGAAGATCTTTGTACCAAATATGGGTTGAATTATTTTTTGAAGGATTATTATAGATTATCCATTCTCTAATTTTTTCAATATATTCTTTATTAGTTTCATTATATATTGAACATTCATAAACACGGGATTTTTGATAATTCCAAGGAAAATAAACTAACATTTATATATTATTATATATATATATTTAAATGTAATTTATATAAAAATATATTTATATAAATGATATAAATGGCGCATTTATTTACAAATCATGATAAATTTCATATTCATAAAACGCTTGGATTTTTAGCATTAGCGAATTTTCTATTAAGATTTTATTATGCTATTATTTACGGAAATTCTTTTCCAGATTTTGAACCTAAAATCATTTCATGTTCTTTGGTATTGGTTCATGCTTTATTGCCTATAGCATCTCTGACAATTCCACTTCCAGAAAAGAGAAATTTTAGCAGTCCTATGATTTGGAGAGAGTTTAGGCTTCATTCAATATTGTTTTCGTGTCGTCACGTACTTTTTACATTAGCTACAATTTTAAAATTATGGCCTTCTCAATCTAATATTTTTTTTACAAATGAGAATAAAATATATTCTATAATTACTGAATGTGTTATAAAATATTTATTAATTATTGGTTGTATTAAAATGGCAAGCATTATAACCGAAAAATACGGAGACAAGGAAAAAAGGACGACAAATGCCATGCCTTATCCTAGTAACTTAATTGAAGAAGAAATACAAAAAATAAAATTGGAATATTCAAAAAAACAATTTGGGGCAACAATTTTGGCTATATTTCCAGGAGATATAGGAGCGACACTTAATTTCTCTCCTCTATATGCCATACAAGCTGCGGCATTTATGATGACACTTGTAAGAAAGGGAAAATGCCAAACTATTCACTATCATAGAGTATATTCATTATCACTACTTTATCCGCTTTATCTATATCATGTAATAGTAAGAGCATTTTACTCACAATTTGCCGATTTTATTATATGTCAATTATATATTTTTATTTACAAGGCCCGCATTTATTATAAATGGGGTAATTATAAAATATGGGCCATAGTTGTTCCAACTGCCGTTGTTTCATTGATAGCACTACCTAATATAGAAAAAAAATACATATGCGAAAATTCAACTACAATATTCCTAAGATATCTTTGCTCGATTACTTTGATTATTAATGAAATTATCAGCGATTATAATATATATAAACCATTTATGCGAAAATCAAATAACACATAATTATAAAAAAGAGTATAAAGATTTTATGAATAAATTCAATAATATAGAAAAATGGAGCACTTATTATCTAAGAAGAAGATATTTATACCTATTAAAATATAAAAATAAAGAGAATAAAGAGAATAAAGAGAATAAAGAGAATAAAGAGAATAAAGAGAATAAAGAGAATAAAGAGAATATAGAGAATAAAGAGAATAAAGAGAATAAAGAGAATAAAGAGAATATAGAGAATAAAGAGAATAATTAATTTATTCAATATTATCTCTTTTTTCCGGTGAAACAAATGGTATTTTTAAATAATCAAATATATCCTTCTCTGATTTAATAATATCGCTTGTATCTATTATTTTATTATTTTTATCTTTAAAACCATATTCAGATAATGATATGTTTTTTTGTAACGCTATGCGTCTCATATAAATATTGAAAGAATATGAGCCAGTGAAATATAATAATGCGAAATAGTAATATGATGGGTCAGCAATCAATATATCTATTCTTCTTGCGGGTAATTCGGGTGATATTTTACATATTCCCATAAATTTATTCTTGCCATTTGCTAAGGTTTCAATTATATATCCCGCGCTACTCAATTCTTTTATTAAGATTTTTAAACTGATATCTTCTTTTCCTTTAATTAATACATCTATGTCACCCATATCCTTATTTTTTCGCCTGTAGCTTCCAACTAATTCAAATTCAATATTATTATATGTTTTTTTAAATATTTTTTCAATTAATCCGTAATGTTTCTTTCCTTCTTCAATTGGAATACGTTCTAGCAGATCATCATAATATTTCAAGCCAATTTTTTGCTTTTCATTTAATATTTCGGGCTTGTTTTTTAAATCTTCAAAGGAAGTTATTTTTTCCATTAACTCTTTAATCTTTACTGGCCCCACACCATATAGTTTAGATAATTTACGCTGTAATGTAAACTTGGGGTCAGATAATGCTTTTTCTACGGCATCTATTTTACCATTTTGAAAATATTGTATAATTTTTTCTTTTATTTTTTCACCAATTCCCTTAATATTCTCTGTATCTTCTATGCTATCAATTTTATCAACATGTAATTCAAGAGAGTTAATAACTTTATTATAAGCTCTTGCTTTAAAAGGTTGCTTATTTAAATTTTCATATTCTTCCAATATTTTAAAATTTTTAATTAATTCTTTTTTATTGTTTAATTCAATTGAAATAGTAGGTTTCACTATTTTATTTTGCGCTACTATCTTTACGCATCTACCTGTTTTAGGATTAATTTCTTTACCTTCGGGGCATTTTTTTTCACATTTACCAGTATCTTTATTTCTTTCCTGATTGCTACCGCATTTTTTAACGCATCTACCCGTTTTAGGATTAATTTCTTTCCCTTCAGGACATGCTTTTAAATTATCCATTATATCTCTTATATTTAAAAATAAAAAATATATAACATTCAATTTTTACTATTTATTAATTAATAGAATTAATCACTTCATCAATAGTTTAGGAATATAAATAAATCTATCATATTTATATTTTTTCATTTTATTATAATGTAAATTATTTACATCATTGATAAAATTACGAGCTTTAATTAGTCTATTACAATTATTAAAATTTAATTCAATTTTTGTTTTCTTCGCCTCTTCAATCTCTTCTAATAAATTATTGATTTTGTAGATAAAATATTCCTTAGATACCTCTAATATAGTAATATTGTAATCAATAGTTTCTTCCAAAAACTCTATTTCTTTGTATTGCTTCAATAAAATGCTTTTATATTTTTCCTCCGTTAACTCTTTTTCTAAGAATCTGATTCTTAATCTATTCTTTGCCATCTCAATATTTTCGGGATTTATTTGATCTCGCATATTAGTTATTTCCACAAATTCCATATGATTTATTTGTCTATATAAGTTATACAATTCTACAAAATAATCATTGCTAATAACGTCTAATATTACCGGTTTGCTCTTAATATTATTATTAGCTGTTTTTTTGCTACTTGAAATAAGCTGTTTATTATAATTTTTGGAAATATCAATATATTCTTTATTGATATTCGTTAAATTTCTATAAGCATTTTGATATTCATCAACACATCTGTTATCTCCTGGATTACGAGGAATAGCAATGCCATTTTCACGCATATATCTATAATATTCAGGATTATGAATAACACCCGATGTTTTGATATGTAGTGTTTTCCAGTCAAATGTTGTATGACAAGAAACGCACCACATTTGATCACATCCAGATGTTTTCATAATAGATATATTACATTTTGGGCAATTTTTACTATCTTTTTTAATAAGCTCGGTTGTTTCAATGTCTTCTTTTTTACATTCATGATTTTCTTCCTTAATGACTCTACAATGTTTACACGTTGTTTTTTCACAAATATTACAATTCCAATTAGAATCTACAAAGCTATTACAATCTTTATTCTCACATGGATATTTATATTGTTTAATCTCTGCGTTTTCTATTTTAATATTCTTCATAATTACTTTCTGAGCTTTATAGAATGCAATTCTTCCTTGTGTTAAATATTGCTTCTCGTAATATTCAATAGTTTTTTCAAAATTATCATTATTTGCGATTATATTCTTATACTCATCACTTAAACTCTTGATGATATCATCAATCTGTTTAATTTTTTTACGTTTTTCTATTTCTGGCAATGATTTTGGAACAAGCATCATTTCCTCTTTAAACAGGTATTCTTTAATTTCTTTTTTATAAATGTTGTCTACATAAGTCTTTCCAAAGAAAGAAACTAATACAGACCTCAATATTTTCTTTTTACAATTCATACAATTTTTTTCTGCTTTTTGTTGCGAATTAATGTAAGTTTTCAAACAATTAACACAACATTCAAAATTACAATAATCGCAAACTTTCATATTATTTTTAGTCGTAGGAGACACGCAAACGAAACATTCCTTTAAAGTAGAACTTAAGGAAACATTTGTTTCTGTTTCTCCACGAGTAGTAGCAATCAACGAAGTAGAAGACGAAAACGAAGACATTCTTATCCTTATATAAAGTAAAGTATATAAAGAGAATCAAATCAATCAATTTTTATTTTTTTGGATTTTTTAAAATTAAATTTTTATATAAATATTCATTATATAGAATATATAATTGATATGAAGGATATGAAGGATATGAAGGATATGAAGGATGTGAAGGATATGAAGGATATGAATGATATGAATGATATGAATGATATGAATGATATGAAGGAT